TTCGAAAACTTTACTTGGTTGACGGCATTCGTAGTTGTTGCAAATGTAAGATGTTCATTACTATTACTATCTAATAAAACAGAACCACCTGATACACCACCTATTTTTAGATTGTTTGCAATAGGGTCTACAAGGGTCTTATTGGTAAGTGTTTGTGTATGAGCATTGAAAGTAAACTCATCGTGACCTGTCAATAAAGGTAATGTTACATTTCTATCTGCCGCAAGTTCTGATACTGCAACGACATACTGGTGGTTTGCACTTGTATCATTTATTTGTGGTGTTGTCAATACTGGACTTGTAAGAACCTTATTTGTGAGTGTCTGTTGACATGAGTCAAGTATGAGTGTACCACTGTCATCTGGTATGTATACGTTATTGTCCTGTGTAGGGTTTACAGGAATGAGTGTGGTTTCATGTGAGTCAGCTGAAGAACCTTCAAAGATGATACCCTTAGATGAGGAGTCCAAAGTGATACCCGACCCAAGACTAGAACCCCCTATTACATTATAGAGTTCTGTAAAGTTCTCATTTATTTTTTGCGCACCCACACGAAGTGTATCACCCGTACCGTCGTTTGCAGCAGTTCCTTTATTTAGTGTTTGTTTTGACATTCATATTATCCTAATTCTTTATTCTATTTATATACTTTTTCAACTCAGATGCCCAAGATTTAATAAATATTGGTCGGAGTCTGCACTATAAAATACGTGTCTTCCTTGGTCTAATGTTTCGAATGAGAAGTCATTTGAGAAGTCCATACCGTTAGTATTAGATTGGTCTGAGTCATCGAAGGTTGGTGAAGATGCAATCTGTGCCTCTCTGAGTGTACCATATTGGTCTTCTATTTGTTGTACTTGTATTGCAGAGAACTTACCCACACTAATGAGTTCTGGTCTAATTCTACTCTTGATACCAGACGAGTCTGTTTGGAAATCATCAACAAGTGATGTATGGTCAAGAGATGCAACAGTTTCAAACGATGCAACACTAGTAATAGCTATAGGTGCAGGAGCTTGAAGTTCAACAAACGGCGCAGTCATCGTATCCTGAACAACACTTACTATCTGAACCTGTGAACCTAAATATGTTCCTGCAGGGTGAACAAATAATTTATATGCATCTCTCCACGTATTCTCACCTAGTTCTGACTTGATGAGTATTGCGTGTTTCTGATATAATTTATTATCCGTAAGGAACCTTTGACTTTCTGTTCCTATTCTATCACCCACATTGAATACATTATTTTTTGTATATACAATGTCGGGGTCAATACCAAAGAAGGTTCTGAAGAATTGTTGTATAGAATACTTACTACCCTTTGACCTAAACAATATACTAGAATATTTTGATGCAGCACGTTTATCCTGAAACCCTTCGAAGAAAGATTGACCCAACAACAACTCGTCTTCAATGAACGCGAGTAAGGATAGGTCGGTCTGTGTTATGTCCCTACTGAGAAAGAGTTCGTCTATAAGTCTAGATGGGGAGTCCTCTGAATTTTCGAAGTGATAATATTCGTCAAGTAGAGTTATGAGTTTAGGATATTCGGTACGGAAAAACTCTGGGAGTATTTCCTTCACTTCGGGTCTTTGGAAAGCTAGTTCCCTACGCCCCCAATCCTTCATTGTGATATCCTTGTTGTGAGGCATTATGAATTGACACCTTGTTCAACGTCTACGATTGATGTGAATGATTTATCACCATCAAGTTCTATCACATCATTTCTAAGTGGTGAAATAGCACTTTGGTTTGCAGGAGTTGCACTGAGTTTGATGAAAGTGTCTGACCCTACAATACGGTCTACTTGAAGACCAACTATTTTGACCGTGTCACCTGAATATTCTCCTACATTATCAATGAGTATTGTACCCTGAGTATTATCAAATACTTCAAGAATATTTGAGTTGAGTCTATTACGCAAGACACAAGTTGATGTGCCTACTACGAATGGCGTGGATTGAATAATATGTTCTTTGTCGTCGGGTAAAAAGATATCAACCGCGTATCTAAGTGTGTGTGATTCCTTAGTGAGAAGAGTAGGAGTAAATCTTCTCTGTATTTTTACAAGTTGACGTGACGATAACACTGCCTTACTTGTTTCATCAACAAGAGTAAGTACATTCGAACGTCTATATGATTGTGAAAACTTCCCTGTATTGGTAGAGAAATATCCCTCTATGACATCATTGACATTACCTTGTATCGCATTCCTTGAGAGTGTTGTTAGGTTTTCATTGAACTGGAAGAATGTTTGAACTTCAACAAATGTTTTTACGGGGTCTTCAAACTTTACATTGAACGATGCAACCGACAACTCATCTGATAGTTGTAGTATCTCATTCTTGATACGAGTTTGAACCGTATCCGTTACAGTTGAATCGAAAAGAATAGATACAAACACCACACCATATTCTGGTTCGAGTGCTTCTTCTCCACCAAAGGATTGTATGTCTGCAATATAGGATTGATAGTTCTTGAGTATCAATGCAGTGTAATCTGAGGCGGTGACCATTCTGTTTTGTGATGCATATTGGAACGGTGCATTCTTACGAATACTATCTATGGATTCTTTCTCTGTCCCACCAACCGCACTAGACAATGTAGTTGCGGTTACAGGATAGTTCTGAGTTGTACCATCTACTGTTATTGATATTGAGTTGGATGGGTTGAACACTTTTGCACCATTCGATAAAGAACCTGTTACAGAAAGATATTCCATCTCTATTTTATTTCCAGATGCAGGGGCATTACCAAGAGTAACACCATTACCGAATGACAATTCGAAGAAACCGTTTGGTGCTTCTCTAAGTATATACAGTGTAGAGTTCTCGTTGATTGCACGTGCATTTACGATATTAGAATATGTGGTGAATGAACTTGTCGTAGCGTTTTCATATACTCTTACCACAACTGTAGATATGTCAAGATTCTTATCGGGTACAACATATACAGAGTTTTGAACTGCAGGGAGTGCAATAAAAGTTTTTGTTCTAAGTTTACCTTCTGTTATAACAAGGTTTTCTTCTCCAGATACATCTTTAAATGTGTATATTCCTTGACCATCATCAGTCGCACTTATGGACTCTCTGGTTTGAAAGACATAACTTGCATCATCAACCGTAGTTTGAAATTTGAAGTCTTCGTTGATATCTATGGTTGCGGGTCTTCCAGATACATTACTTAGATTGAGTGTGAGATTTACTGTCGCCTGTGATGCGTTCTTTGAGTTCGGAACATAACCAATACCCTCTGCGAGAGATAGAACAGAACCTCTAAGTTGTGCAGTACTCAAGAATGATTCGTTCAATGCAAAGTTTGCGACAAGTCCATTGTAGTGTGTATTGTACGCAAGTACATCTAGGATACTTGAGAGACCTGACGCCTGAAAGTTATAATCATTGAACTCACCAGAATTTTGAAGTGAGGTCTTGAGATTATTTTTGATTGTGTTGAAATCTAATCCCGTCGAATTTATTGTCGTTACCATTTATCTTAACCTTACAAGATTTGTACTGAACTGGACTACTTCCGCAGTACTTATTATTCTGAATGTTACTGTTGCGTTTACAGTATTTTTATACACATCATTACCCTTTACCGATATGTCGGTTATCTCCGCTCTAGGTTCATACTGACGTATACTCTGTATAATTCTTTCCTTCAACATAAACCCATCTGTATAATCAACGAGTTCAAATAGGAGACCTCTTATGTCTGCACCGAAACTAGGGTTGAAGGGTTTCTCTAGTCGGTTAGTCATAATCAAATTCTTCACAGATTGTTTTACTGCAGCGGCATCAATCTTCTTGTAGACATCACCTGTCGTAGTCTTGACCGCGAGTGTCAAGTCTATATCTTTATATTTTCTAAGACGACTTGTTGCAACCTTGTTGACTGATAGGTCTGCGTCTTCTTGTGCAAATGCTCTTCTGGTCATACCTTTATTTATACCTTTTTAGGGAGGGTTTGCCTCTTCTTTTTGTAGAAATTCAACTAAATATGGTTCTAGTTTATAGTTGTTGTATACTGTTTCGACTTCCTGATTGAATCGTTTCTTTTCAATCTGATAGTCCATAGGAACTTCAGGCATCAATAATCCAATCTGTACGGTGAGTGCTCCATCTGGACTATAGTCATCATAATCAAGAATTAGTTTTTGAAACTTCAAATGTTGTAACCAAAACATTGCAACATCAAAAGTCTTCTCGAAATCTATATCTCCGTATACATCTACAACTTGATAATAACACAATCTACCTAATGCCTTTGCCGCCATTATCGGGTCACCAGTATCAATAGGGTGTCTTTTACAAACTCCTTCACTCACAACAACTCTGTGGTCATTGAACCTAAACGTATTACCGTTTATCAAATCTATCGCGCGGGCGTGTAAGGTAAGGTTACGTGCAATCTCTCTCCTCAAACTTTCATATTCAATGTGGTCAAATGAAGTCTTGTTTCCAGATGACCCTAGAAACTTTGCTATTGTTGTCCCACGACCAATCTTTGTTCTAGGGGATATAGGTGTCCGTGTTTCTGTGTAACTTTGTGTTTCTGGATTATACAGAGGGTCTGGTATCACATTTATAAGTTTACTTTTACTCATCTAAATCTTTTCCCTTTGTTTTCAATAGAGTTACCGATAGGTTCTTTACCATAACGAGCTTCCTGTATTATTGGGTTTGTATTTCCTCTAAGTAGTTTTACAAAACCCTCATCTTCTTTTTTACTTGTTCTACCTGTCATCGTGCCTGGCGGAGTTTTATTCAAATAGTATGGATTTATTTTATCCTCTGCGATAAGAAGTGTACCTATGAAACTCGGTTTACCCGCTCCTCTTTGTCGCACTGTTTGGTTTCTCATGGCAACACGAATTTCTTCTAGTGTAGGTTCTCGGTCAAACACACTGAAACCACCCATACTATAATGTTCAGACCCTTTCAGTTGTGTTACTAAGAAGTTGCCTGGGTCTATAACAACCTTTCTTATTGCAATTCCTTTTTCTGTTATAAGTGTTTGGTCACCTTTACCCTGAATGGTATTTCTAATATCTTTAGGGTCAATAGGTGCATAACCGCCAGGAGCTTGTTCCATTCCAAACCCTGCAAGTAAATCAGAAACAGCGGAAACAGTGGAGAGACCTGTAGCTAAAGCAGCTGCCCATCCCGCAACACCTTGCGGCACTGCACCTAATCCTGTAGCTACATATAGTGAGAATGTTGATGTTATAGCGGTATTTGCCTTCGATGCATGAATTGCTTTATCTGCAGTACCGTGGAAACTTCCGTGGAAAGTGGCAGTTTGAAACCCTGATGGATTTATACCTCCATCATCTGTCGCACTATCATCCCTTGCAGAAACAGTTGTGGCGGTTTCTGCACCACCAGAGAAAGTACGTCCCGTGAAGTCACAATGTGCGCCACCAATCATACTCCCTTCTCCCGAACCAACCATTTTCAGTACACCGTTTGCATTCACAACAACGTTGAGTGCAGATTGAGATAAATCTGTTTGAGCGCTTATGTCAAGCGCACCACCTGACGCAAGTTCCAATTTACCGCCTGCACTGATATAATTTTCTCTTTTTGTTTTGTCGTACTTATCCCCAAGAACTACAGTAGTTTTATCTGCAACTACCATCTGAGAATTTTCTCCATGATAATCATAACTTGCATCACCTGATACTTGATGGTAATGATTACGTTTAGTTTTTATACTTGTATTACCACCCGTATTTACATTATAACTACCACCGACATCGATATTCATGTCACCCTTTACTCTGAGATTGAGAGTACCGTTGTATACGAGAGTACCGTCTCCCTCTACGATTAGAGTCTGGTCTCCCCCTGTCACCTCAACCTTATTATTCAATGCAGAGACAACAACCGTACCATCAGCACGTAACTCTACACCCGAACCTTTACGATGACGGATGAGGATACGTTCACCGCCTGGCGTGTCATCCATTTCAATAGAGTGACCACTGGGTGTTTCATCGACTTGGTTGAATGGATACTGAGAAGGCATTTGTTCTGGTATATCAAGAGGGACATGATAGTCACCACCACCCGTGTAGAGTTTGTTTATCTTGAGACCAAGTGCTGCTTTGTTTATAGAAGACCCAAAGTTATACTCTCTCTTCGGATAATCACCCGAAGCGTTTTGCATTCCGTCTGCAGGAACACCCACAGTAAGTTCCTGTCCTAGACCAAGTTTTTCACTTGCAACTCTATTTTCAAAATTGTCTTTTTCAGTCGTCATCTTTTTTTCCTGTTATCCAAAACCCATTTTCCAACCATTATTTACCAATACATCCACTGCATAACTAAACCTAGCGGCTTGCAGAGATGAATTTGTATGTTTTGGGCCCCATGATTTTTTCGCACCCTGATTACCCACAGTATCAAAATGGACGTGACTTCCATTCTCATAAATTCCTATACCCAAAAACCCTTGGTTAATACCTGCTTGAATAAGTCTCACTTTTTCATCCTCGGTCATAAGTATCATCTCAGTACCAACAATTTTATATTGTGAAATATCAACCGCTTTTCCTGAATTATGTATACTACCCTTTGGTGAGTTTCTAATTTGACCAAAATATCTTTTACCACTATTGACTCTGAGACGGAAACCCAAGGCATTACACATTGCATTTAGTTTCGCAGGAATATCGTCCAACAACTCGTTAGGGTTGACCTTTGTTCCTGTACTATTCTGTACTGAATAATGCGGTGTGAAACTACCTTGTACTTGACCCGTTGGGTCTATAGTATCGTCTTCTCTTATTCTCGCGGGGTCAAGTATAGGAGCTGGTTCTGCTTCAGGAACCGTAAAAAATTCTCTGTTTACTTTTCCGAACAAAGAAAGTATATATTCTTGCACATCAAAATAAGGGTCTTCCTCATCAGTGTTCAAATCATTATGACCATAGACATCTCCTCCAGGCACGTGATTATAGAATGACTTAAGAAAATGTTCTAATGTATTATACTGTTCTCGTGTAAAGGACGCACTTGACCTTTGAAATTGTTGTTCTGTTGCAGGACTATTGATACCACCAACCATGACAATACTAAGACAACTATCATCTCTACCTCTATTATCCAGAGAGGTCTCACTCGGTTTACTTATATCTCTTCCTCTTTGTAATCTACCATCTCGTCTGATAACATAGTGATATCCTATTTTGACTCTTCGGTTCTCTTGTGCATATCCAGTAGGGTCTAATTTTTTTTGTATTGCATCTATTTCTTCTGCACCAATATTTTTATTACTAAATGTATCCGTTGCATGAATAACAACACTATCTATTTCTTTATCATCATCTCTCTCATGAATTTTTTGTGCAAACTCTGCTTCAAGTTCTTCTACCGAAGAGACGTAACTAAATGGTAACCACTTTGCCAACTCAAACGTCTGGTCGAACGGACTAACAGTATCTGGGTCTGCAAGTAGAACCGCCAAGTTTACGGGTCTTAGTTTATCTGACAAGTCTATGAACTCTGTAACCGCCTTCTTTGCAGCTTCTTTTGCCTCTGGTGATGCATCAGACGCCTCTATAGCGGCAAGGGTAAGTTCCGCAATTTCTTCTGGAGTACCTGTGGGTAAACTTGCACCCACTGATGCGGATATCGCTTTCCAATCTAATTCACCATCTTTTATATAACCAGTTATGTTCTCATTTATTCCAATGAGTGTGGTTATTGCACTAGTGTCTCCTCTACGAAACCTTTCATATATTCCAAAAATTTCTTCATTGTTCATTCTGAATGTGTCTGAAATGAAAAACTTCAGAGATGGTAAAGCTCTTTCAAACTCTCTACCTATGA